CTTTTGTTCATGGCGTCGGGGAATCCGCTTAAGGTTATCAAGCCCTCGGCGATGATGTCGGGTCTACCGGACATGGAGAGGGTGATGGATTCGCTGCCGCGCTCGCTGGATTTGAGGAAGGATTTGGCGGCGTTTTTGGCGGCGGTCTCGTCGGGGTAGAGGTTCGGGGACTCGTAGTCGGCTCCGCTGCCTTCCCCGTCGAGTTTGAAGGAGTTTGTTTCGCCCGTCTCCGGGTCGTGCCAGCGGGCTGTCGCGCTTCCGTATTTGGTGCGCTGGCTGAATTGGGCGCTGTAGCTGGCGACCTCCCCTTTGGTGATCGTCGGGCCGGGGATGAGTGCGCCGGTAATGCTCGCGCCGGTGGAGCGCGGCAGGAAGAGGAGCCGCCCGAATGTGGGCTTCATCAGCGCCTCGTAATCGCGGGCGAGGCGCGTGAGAAGGTTCATGTTCGACTCGTTGGTCTGGTCCAGGTGGGGAATCGTCACCGTGTAGTATTGCGGGGCGATGCCGGGGATGAGGCCGCACTCGGCGGCGATGTTTGTGACGAGCTGGCCGAGGGTGATGTCATCGAAGCTGCGGGTTTTGCGGCTTTGGAATGGCGAGAATCCTCCCGCCGCTGCGAATGGGGCGGCTTTGCCTGATAGGCTCATGCGCTCTGGGAAACCGGAGAGCGAAATTTGATCGATGACGAATTGCCCTTTGTCCACCGTGTTTCCCTCATAGCCTATGGCGATGCTTAGGATTTCGCCTTCGGAGGGGATCGGGAGTTTTCCGTCGTGGTTGGAGAGTTCGATGGAAACCGTGTCAGCCTGTTCGGTCGAGTTGTCCGTGATGGTAAGCGAGGCGAGGCGTTGGGCGTAGGTTTTCGTGAGGTCGCCGCCTGTGCCTGTGATGCGGAAATCTGGCTTCATGGCCTACGAAAAGAGCGATACCGTTTCCTTGGCTTTTGGTGCTTCGATGATGGGCAAAACAATGTGGATGCCAGCGGGGAGGTAGGGGCCTTGCTCTGCCAGGCGAAGGGAGCGGTTGACCTCAAGCACGGTCTCGACCTGTTGGCCGTAGGTGCTGCCGTAATGCCGATGGCAAATTTCGTCCAGCATGTCGCCTTGGCGTGTTTTGTAGACATTCATTGCAGTGATCCTAAAAGCCCGGAGGCGCTGACATTGAAAGGCCCGATCTTTAGCGTGACCTCGGCGTATTTTTTAAGGTTGATCTGGAAGTCGATTTTGCGGGGTTGGCCGTTGCTCCAGAAAACCTCTTGGGCCTCGGTGATGCTTTCGACTACCCAGAGTCCGTAGTAGTTCCCCGTTCCTGTTACGAGCGGCAGGGCGATTCCGAGGGACGCTTGGACGCGCATTTGCGACATCTGCCCCAGTCCGCCTTTGTATTCGGGGAGGATCGTTCCTTGAAGGGAGATGGTCTCGGAGTCGTATCCGCAGTATTGCATCAGCGGGGCCTGTCCGAATCGTTCGACTTCCTCCCATTTGTAAGAGCTTTGACGCTCAAGCTGCTGATATGCGGCAGTCGAAATGCTGAACCGGAAAGCGCCAAGGGCGAGCATGGTGTCGTTGGCCATGGTTAGTCGTAGAGTGCTCCCCCAGCGAGGGCGGCTTGGCGTCCATCGAGGCGGGCAAGAACGAGGTCTGCCAGCGTGCGCTCGTTCATGCCGGGGGAGGCGTTGATGTTGATGGTGATGGTGCGGTTGTCGTTGCTCACGCTCCCGCCTGCGCGGTGGTTGGGGATGATCGACCCGGATGATGAGGGCGAGAAGATTTCGGGGCCGCGCTCTCCGACGAGGTAGTTTTTGCCAGCGGACACGGGGCCACCGGATGCGCGTGCGCCGTCAATCGGTGCGGGGGATTCCCCTCCGGTGAAGACGCCTTTGATTGAGCTGCCGAGGTTGGCGAATTTTTCGCGCACCCATGAGAACCACGCGCCGATTTTGCCTGTGAGTCGGTCGAAGGCTCCGGCTATCGAGTCGTAGATGCTCGTTCCCATGTCTGCGATGGCCATGGTGGTATTGTTGACCCATTCGCCGATTGCGCTGCCCATGTTTGAAATGAAACCGGTTGTTGCCGTCCACGCCTCGTTGAGCGCCCATGCGTAGGTGTCCCAGTTGTCGGCCACATGCTTGACCGCAAAGCCGAGGGCGACCACGCCAGCGGCGACAACGGCGACCGTGCCGATGATTGGCAGGAGGGCTGCGCTCCCGCCTGCTGCGGCTGCGGCCATTCCCCAGAGTCCAGTTGTGAGTGAAATGACTGCTGGCAGAGCCATGACGATAGATGCTCCAAGCGAGACCACAGACGCGATTGCTGGCGCGAAGGCTACGGCGGCGATTCCGGCGAGCACGGCTTTGACGCCGCCGACCGATTCGATGAACGGCCAAGCCGCCTTGCCCATTTCGACCAGGCTCTTGGCCATGTCGCGGATCTGTGTGCCGATGATAGGGCCGTTGGTTTTGAGCCAGCCGCCAAACTCTTGGGCCATCGCTTTGATGTTTGGCGCATTTTCGCGGATGAATGAGCCAAGGGAGGTCATCAGCTCGGTGAGCACTGGCAGGAGTTCGCGCCCTATGATGTTTTGCGAACCTTGGAGCGCGAGGTTGAATTGGCCCATGGCCTCGTCGAACGCATCGCCCATTGCCATGTCGGAATCGCTGAGGAGGTAGCCCGCATCCTTGGCGGCTTGGGCGTAGCCTTGTAGACCTTCCTTGCCGAGGTTGAGGAGGTTCGGGATTTTGCGGCCGGACTTGCCGAAAATGTCTGTGGCGATTTTGGCCTTGTTGACGCTGCCGGTGTATTTGGAAAAAGCCTGTGAGATGGTGGCGAACTGCGAAGCCGTGTCCATCTTTTGGAGTTTACCGATGTCGAGTCCAAGCTCGCTGAGTGCCTCGCCGGTCTTGTTGCCGTCCTCGCCTGCATCCACGAGGCGGATGTTCATTTCTGAAAGTGCCTTGTCGGCCATTTCGGCAGAGGCTCCGACTTGGCTTGCGGCGTAGCGCACCGAGAGGAGAAAGTTTGCATCCGTTCCGAGGGTCGCCGCGCCTTCCGCTGCGGAGTCGGCAAAGTTGCCGAAGGCGGTTCCGAGTTTCCACACGCCTGCGCTGGCTGCGGCGGCTGCTGCGCCGATGGCGACGAATCCGCCTGCGGTGCGTTTGAGAACGGTCTGAAAATTGTCGCCGATGGGTTTGATCTTGCCCCATGAGTCCATGACCTTGCGGGTGGCGTCCGCCTTTCTGCCGAGGCGTTCCATTTCGCCGGACAGGTCATTCGTGTTGATCTTGGCTTTCTTCAGTTCCTCGCCAAGTTTTGTGAGCGATTGGCGCTGGGTGTCGAGCGATTTGCGAAGGCGCTCCACGCCGGATGTGTCGCCCGCTTTCATCGCCTGCATCAGTTTCTTTTGCGTCTCGCCGATTCGCAGTTGCGCGGAGTTGAAGCTTTCAAGCTTCTTTTGCTGGGAGGACAGCTTGGAGAGTGCCGATCCGAGAATCTTCGTGTTCCCGGTGACGGCGGCAAACGACGATTTCAGCGAGCCAGCAACGGCCCCGCCGATTTCGATGGTTGCTTTATATTTTTTCTCGGTCGCCATGATTATTTAGGAAATTTCCCGCACCAGTCCACAAGCTCCTCGGCGCTCATTGCGCTGATCTCTGCGAGGCTCCATCCGGTGTGGCTGGCCAGTGCGAGAGTGCCGCGCATGGCGTCCTCCCGCGTCAGGCTAAAAAACCGGAGAATGCCTTCTGGAGCTTCTTGTAATCGCCGAGGTCGAGGTCGCGGATTTCCACGGGCGTCACCATGCACAAGTTGGCAAAGGTCAGGATTTCCGTCTCCTTGTCGCCGCCGCCTTTGCTCCCCTCCTCGGCTGCGAGGATGTCGCCAACCTTCGGCCTGCGGAGGGTGAGGCGCCGGCATTCGACGCCTTCGATTTTGATCGGGAAATCGAGTTCGATTTCGACGGTGGATTTTTTGTTGGCCATGTCGCCGGATTAGATGCCGATGGCGTTGCGCTGGGCTGCGAGCCGGTCCACTCCGTTCACGATGCGAACCATGTTTGGAACATCGATGTCGTTAATGGTCCGGCCTGCTTGGGTGTATTTGTAGGAGCGCAAATCCATCGTGAAACTGATGGTAGATTTCTCGCCAGCCTTCCATGCGCCGGGTTCCATCGAGCGGATTGTGCCGTTCATATAAACGACAACGGGCGTGACTGCGCCGTCGAGGCTTTCGAGAGCGCCACGGGCCACGAGTGGCACGGTTTGCCCTTGGCCCATGCCCCAGAGGTTGAGCACATTTTCCTCGTAGCCTGAGAGGACGAAGGAGGCTTCCAGTTTCTCTTGGCCCATTTCGACGGCCACGGAGGCGTCCATGCCACCAGCGCGGAAATCTTCGACTACGAGGCCGAGGGTCGGAAGTTGCAGCTCGTCGACGACGCCTGCGAAGCCGCGCCCGTCCACATAGAGGTTGAAGTTTTTGAGGATGTTCGATGCGGTTGCCATAGTCGTTTTTTAGTTGAGGATTTCTTTGAGGTATTCGTTCGTCAGCTCACCACGGAAAGTGATGTGTTCGGCGGGATACGGTGGCGAGAAATCGAAGTTAAAAAACACCTTGCCCAGCTGGATGTTTGCCGGGGTGTTCAAATCGGGGTCGGCCCAGCATTTGCCGCCGAGGATCGCGCCTTGGTTCTTGAGGCTGGCGAGGTAGGCGTTGACGCTTTCGGTGACATCTTCGAGGTATGTCTTGCTGATGAGGCGATCCACTGCCCACAGGTGGGCGCGTTGTAGCGAGTCGAAAATCAAATCCGCTGTGCGCCGGACATTGACGAATTGGTATTTGATGTCGGTGCTGCCGGTCTGGTTGCCCCAGAGGCGGAATCCACCGCTGCGGATGAAGGTGGCGACATTGCCGAGGTTGAGCACATTGGCCAGCGAGGAGGTGTCACCGAGGACGAAATCAACGGCCTTGTCGATTTTCTCGATGCCGAAAACTTCGTTGTTCGAGGGCGACCACCAGAACCCGCGCTCGTTATCTATGCGAGCCATGACGCCGGCCACATATGGCGCGGGGTCTTGCCCGCCGTTGACGGCTGGCCAGATGCCATAGATGCGGTCGTTGCCGTTTGCTGTGACCCATGCACTGGCTTCGGTGGCGGTGTCGATTGCGGCAACGCTCGAAACGAGTCCGGCTATTACGACTGCACGGAGAGCGGAGGCGACGACTTTCACGTCATCGATTGTGGTCGTCTCATAAGCGCCTTCGGCGACGATCAAGCGAGGCGTGACATTGAGTTCAGCTTGCGCTTTGCGGAGGGCGTGGACGCCTGTGAGCAGGGTCGCGCTCCCGGCGACATCTGTCGCAGCGGCGACTCGAACGACTACGACAACCGCGCCGGTCTGTTTGTAAATCGCTTCGATGGCCTTGCCGAGATAGCTGGTTGCGCCAAGCTTGGTCGAGACTCCCGTGGGGGATGTGACGAGGACGGGCGTGTTCAGCGGAAAATCCGCATGTGCTGTGCCTGTGCCGACAAGGCCGATGACGGATGAGGAAACGGTTTTGATCGGGCGTGGTCCGCCGGTAATTTCCTGAACTTCGACGCCGTGTAAAAATTGAGACATGGTGATTTAGTGGGTTGCGGTTGCGGGTGAGAGTGTGCAGGGATCGTGTTGCGGTGTCTTCTGCGGGGACTTCCTAAAATTTGATGCAGTAGAGGAGCGCGATGTTGCTCGGGCGGGTTTCGGTAGAGGTTGCTGCTGGCTGTGGACCAGTTGTTAGACTTGTGTCCGTAACACCTTGCCACAAATTGGCTGATCCTCCTCCAGTCGCGGCTGACGCTGTATAAGTTCGTTCTTGTTTGCTGTATGTATGCGTGTGACTCTTAAAATCGTCCGCCTGTTTCACGCCAAAAGCATCCGACTTCGTTCCGTCGGAATTCGTCCCGCTGCCGCGCACGAAGTAGCCGCGCATGTCGGGAAGCGGCAGGCGTTTATTTGCTGCAAAATCTGCTGCCGCGCTTGCTCCGCGAGTTGATCCCGCGCCTGTGCTCGTCTGGATGGGCAAAAGTGTGTTGCTCCAACTCGCCCACAGCACTGCGAACAGCTCGTCATAATTTTGGCTGTCATAAACAGCCCCGCTCGCAGCAGACCCGATTGTGCTGCCGTTTGCTGGGAGCCAGCCGCTCGGTGCGGAGGTTCTTGCAAATGGCATCACCGCACCGGGCGGAACAAAAAGAACGGCGGCACTGGCAAGTCCTGCGGGGGTCACTGCGCGAGCGGTGTCTGTTCCTGTTTGAGTCTCGGAATTGGTTGCGAGTTCGACAATTCCAGCCCGTGTTTCTGTCGCTGTGCGGCTGGCCAATGATGCAGGCGTGACCGCTTTGTTTGCGTCCGTCCCGGTTTGCGTTTCGGAATTGGTTGCGAGTTCGACAATTCCAGCCCGTGTCTCTGTCGCTGTGCGGCTGGCGAGGCTTGCGGGAGTTACTGCGCGGATTGTGTCCGTTCCCGTCTGTGTCTCGGTATTGTCTGCCAGCTCCACGATGCCCGCTCGTGCGTCAGTCGCTGTGCGGCTTGCAAGCGCTGCGGGTGTGACGGCGCGTGTTGTGTCTGTGCCGTTTTGCGTTTCGGTGCTGGTGGCAAGCTCAACGATGCCTGCCCGTGCGTCAGTCGCTGTGCGGCTTGCAAGCGCTGCGGGT